CGGTAGTCAATTCAAACTTTTTGGTTACATTGTTGAAAGTAACAAATAGACCATCTTTTGTTTCATCTAAAACACCAAAACTAGTGTCACCCATATCACCAAGGGTAGTGGGTTGTCTAACGTTTCTTACTGCAGATTTGGTGGTTTGTTTTTTTGAGACACTTTTGATGCCAGAGGCACCTTTTCTTACAGTTGCCATTAGGTTGTAATACCAGCGGTTACCATAGCAGACCCCTCTACCATTCTCGAAACCGCACCACTACCAGATGTCAATAAAACATCATAATAATATCTTCCTGGTTTAAGGTTGACGGTTTTCCCTGCTGTCATTGCAATTGAAACTTCACCTGTAAGTCCAGTGATAGAAACTGTAAAACTTTCAGAAGTTGGTGAAGCTGGATATTTCTTTATTTTCGAAACACCAGTAAAACCACTAAGATTTGAGGCGGTTCCATCAGACTCTGTGGAAGTAAAACTTTCACTAAAATCTGCACCTTGTGCAATAACTATATTAACAACAGGAGTAGCGGCCATCTCTTATCTTTTTAACTATTTAGATCTTTGTTGACATTCTTTAACATCTTCTGAAGGTCCGCAGTAGAGCCAACAAATAGTGCATTATTGGTTACAGTTGAAGGACCTTTTTCTTTATCATCATTGACATCTTTCAGTTTTTTCTGAAGATCCATTAATTTATCTGTAGCGTCAGATACGTTTTTGATTAATTGTCCAGCAACCTCATATGCACGAGGCATCTCACTCTCTTGAGCAAGTTCTAAGATTCCATTGATTGCTTCTTGTCCCTTTTCAATGATCGAATATAGATTACCCCTGGTATACTCATAGTCCTTACGAATATCTTCTTTGGAGTTTTCAAATTTTTGAATTTTGGTTTCGATATCATTATCTGGTACCTTTTTTGATTCTATAGGTTCTACGTCGAAAGTTTCGTTAAGTTTTTCGTACTTATCCATACTCTAACCTCAGAATACATTTCCGTCAAACCCGAAGTCATCTCCAAGTTCAATTTGGTTGTTGTCCGTTTGGGTAATATTAAAGACTTTTGAACCAAGAACATGATTTTGAAGAGGTGTTTTATCTTGTGCCCTTCTGACTACTATCTTATTACCAGTAACTGTCTCAACGTACATTTCTTCTTGATCGATGTAAATGTACTTACCTGCAGTGATAGTTGAACCATCATCAACATCAATGACAGTCTCTGTCATATCAACATTCTCGGCGAGAAGAGTTGCAACAACACCGTCGTAATCTTTGATTGCTCTTGGTGTAACCTGATATGTAAGATCTCTTTCGTAACTTCTGCTTTGAGAACCTGCGATAAAGCCAGTAGTAACCTTTTTGATGATATCCCCAGAAACATCCTTGAGAGGACCGAATACGTAAGTTTTTGCAGTAAATGTAAATGTGTAGATGAGTGCTCTTCTAGTATCGAAGTTTCCTTCATACTCATCTGACATATCGATGTTATCAAGAACTACGGGAACATTTTGAACTTCATTGAAGTTACCCAAGAACTTGATAGGAATTGTATAACCAGGTTGGAAATATGGAACTATCTGCTCTACGATTTGGAGCATATCATCATTCAGTTTTGTATAAACTGAAAGAGTGATGGTCATATTATATGGAACTGGTAAGAATGCCTTCTTTTCTTCAGTTCCATCTGCAGATGTAATTACCATCTGCTGTGTTTGAGTGGATTTTCTTGAGGGATCGTATTGTAATTTAGTGAACTCAAATGACATTCTTGGAAGTGTCATTTGAGTCGGGTGATTCAGATCAGGGTTTTGTTGTAACCTTGCAAGAAACTTTTGAGTAGGTCCATAAGCAAGAGGAACCTTGATGACACTGAAGGTATCATCACTTTCATCTTTCTTCTGAATTTGAATACCATTAAACAGGGAACCAAATCCAATAATTACGGATCTAAAGATCTCGTTATAAAAATACTCAAACATTATTTTAAAACACTATACCATTATTTATGGCATACCAAAAGGATTTGTTTGACTAAAATCAATTATTGCGTCAGCTTCTAACTCAATGTTGTCATTATCGGCAAAAGGAGTTACCAAATCATCAGTGTTTACACCACCTATAACATACTTTGCACCAGATTCAGACCCAGTTAGATACTCTCCAGGAATAAAACTACCATCGATAATACCAACTTCCATAACATCTGTAACACCATTCCATTCTTTTACTCTTGCAGTAGTACCAGATCTAGAACCAGTCACAACTTCATTATAAGTAAATGTCCCTCCTATTGATACACTTGAATTGGCAGAGACAGGTGGTGAGATAGTGACTATTGGTGTGGTGTTATATCCCTCTCCACCGTCGAGTATGTAGATTGCGGTAACAATACCAGAAGCACTGATTGTTGCAATACCGACTGCATATCTGGAAGGTGAAGGAAATTCCGAATCAAAACTATTTTCATTCGAATCAAATGAGTATAGTGATGATCCAAATAAGGGATAAGCACCATATGTAAGACCAATAGAAACAGTAGGTGCAGTTACATATCCTGAACCACCATCTGTAACTGTGATACTTTGAATTGAACCAGTTGTGGAGATACCTGTTGTTGCTGCAAATCCAGATCCATTACCACCAGTAACATTGATCCAAGGTGCAACTGTATAACCACAGCCGGCATTTGTTAAGTATATTGCGGGAACTCTTCCAGATTTTCCATCACAAGCAGGATATTCGTAAGATACCGAAGCAATACCTGTTGCAGTCGTTCCACTTGAAGGTGCGGATGAGAAACCAACAACTGGGTTAGCTGTGTAACCTCTACCCATATTACTAATATAAATCTTATTGATTGCTCCAGATGCACACAGTTGAGCTGTCGCTGTAGCAGAAGTACCGGCACCAATGAGATTCAGTGTCTGGATATAACCAATTTGTGCAATCTCATCATCAATATCATCAACACCAGTGTCAATAAGTTCATCCTCATACCTAAAGAGTTCACATCTTAACTCATAAACATATGTTTTCTTGAGTTGGTAGAAAGGTTGTTCGTGTTCTACAAACTTAATTTCAAATAGTCTATCACCAAGAGGGAAGTAAATTAAGTCACCTTCTTTAGGTCTAGAAGTCAATTCCAAATTGGAAAGACCCTCTGTCAATGGAGCGATATAATTTTCAAATCTTTCTTTAGAAATTATCAGTTGAAGATCATCTCGATTTTCAATACCAAATTTTGATAGAATAGTTCCCTGACCAGTATACCCTTCATAGTTATCAACATAAGCTTCTAAAGGATATGCATTTTTGAACTCAGATTCAATTACTTCCTTTATAATAGTTTTAGTTGATGCATAAGTTCTTGGAAGATAATATACTTCCACACCATACATCTGTAACTGTTCGTTGACAAGACTTTGGATTAGGTTTTGTTCGGATCTTGTACCGTTAAGAAAAAAGGGATTTAACATATGTCATCACCCTATCATGTCAAGAGGTGGTAACTCATATGTACTTAACATTCTTTCTTGAATTTTATCAAGTTCCATTTGTGCATCATCATAAAGTTGTCTTCCGTTGAACTCGATACCACCTGGAAGTTTCACACCCTGGAATTTGATTAGATTCTGACCCCACTGTCTCTTGATTAATGCGGTCAAATATGGTTTAAGGAAAGAGTCATTATAAACTCTTGGATAGTCATTAGGATCACTTGTTCTCCAACAGTCAATAATTAAAAATTCACCTACTCTTAGATTACTCCAATCAACGTCGAGATACATCCTATCTTGTCTTTGATTGAATCGAATTTGTTTGTGAGTATTGAGAAGAAAATTCATCGTCTCCAAATATGACATCGCCATTGAATAACTCAATAGATCGGTATTCCCCCAATAGTAGATGTCATTTAGGAATAGTTGATATTTAAAGCTAAACATATTAGACGAGCTAATAGATTGAGCATCATCATATTGGAACACCTTGTTTATTCCAATTACATTTGGTGGAATTTGAAGATAATTGCTATTCTCGTAATAAGTAAATGTTGTTGGTGTTCCTACAATATTTGTTGTTGCAGAAGTAGAAGCAATACCAACAGTAGGTCTACCAGATCCTGCTGATGGTGCACCAGGAGGTCTTGATTTTCCTCTGTCTACATCTGCCTGAGTTACTTGATACTTCAGGTATTGTTGTGACACCCCATCAAAGTGTCTCTCTTGAAAGAACTGAATTGCATCATCGACAAGATCTTCGATTTGTTCATCGGCTACGTTAATCTCCAATACTGGAGCACCCAATTGTCTTAAACAATAATCAATTAGTTCTTGTCTAGTACTTGGCTGAGCCATTTATAATAAGATCCTATCTATAAATCTATTTATTTAATATATCTGTGATTGAAATAAGCATTGATTTAATATCATTCATATCACTTTTGAGACTATCAACTTCATCTTTTAGAGCAGAAAAATTTTCTTGCTGCTGCTTCATTTTTTCTCTTTTTTTCACGTATGATCTATAATCATTCGTATTTTTATTGATAATTGCTCCAGAATGGATGTCTCTGTAAAAGCCATCCATTCCTTCTACGGGAATCATATTGTCCATATTATGCTAATGCAATACCTCTCAAGTTTCTTATTAATGGTGCATTTGATTGGTCAGTGGATGTACCAATGATCTTAATTCTAAATGATTTAAATGGAACCAAATCATCGATAGTGAATCTGTACTCTTTATATACATTGACAGTTGGTTCTGGATCATACAGATCAACTTTTGGTACTCTTTGATCTGGAGTACCATTATTATTTGCAATATTTAGAATTGAACCATTTGTACCCAGATTAGAGTATCCAGGGAAAGGAATGAAGATTGCTTCATCAACTGGAACATCTTGATTCAAGGAGTAGAATACTCTTATATCATTATTATTTGAAACGTATCCATCAAGAATGACTTGTAATGATGTTGCAGGACTTTCAAGCGTTACATTTTTAGTAACGTAAATAAATCTGTTTGGATCATTTTCAATTCCATTCACTCTGAAATCAGATGCATAGTTAGTAATGGGTCTATTGACTCTGTTTGATGTAAAGACAACAGACGCATTATCTAAGTCAATTGCAGGACTAATTCTGTTTGAAGAGGTCAAAAGATTAAACAACATAGTGAATGACTTGTTACCAGGGAACACTTCAGAATCAAGAAGAATTGATTCATTGTTTGAAGAAGCGACCATTCTTTGACCGTCCATGTAATTCTTCTCAAAAAGTGTAACAGTCTG